AAAAAATGTGGTTATATTAAAACTAAGGGTTTACCCTATGCAGCTGAATGCCATACTCTGCTAGGTATCGGATCGCTTGGGGGTCATCTGTGATCGCCCGTTTTATCCATTTTTCAAGTTCAAGCGGTTTTTGCTGCGTTGCTTGTTGCAAGTGATGCCGGGCGATAGCCCTGGGAACGGGTCGCGAGTTTATATAAAATTGGATCATGCTTTTGCCCTTTTGCATTTAGGATGGCAAACCAACAAGCCACAAGCGGGCAGATGCCCAAGTTTTATATCTAGGCTTGATCTGCGTTGTTTTTCTTGCTCAAGTTCAATTTTCCTGAGTGGATCACTTAACCATATACGGGCATTTTCTGCCCGATAGCGTTCCCATAAATCGCGTTTATTCATATCGGGTTTTCTCCTTCGTTATTGACTTATACGGGCATTTCTGCCCGTTTCGGCTAATTAAGCCTCATCAGTAAGCCTCTAGAGTTGTTGCTTGACCCACCATTTATAGAGATTGCGTTCTAAGGTTTCTAAGTCTTCGCTCTCGTATTGGCAATTCTCAATGCACAAGTAGTAGACCCCGTTTTTTAAGATCTCAATAAAATAGTGGTTGTCATAAACTAGAACGGGATTCGTGGCATAGTCGCATTGAATCGCCTCTACTTTTGATCCATCGGGGAAGAATGCCCTTGTGGCTTGGAATGCCTTAAAACCCTTGTCCGTTGGTGTTTTTGCGTGATCCATCTCATAACGCACATAATCGTCAATGTTGCCTCGCATGATCCCATCCGAGAAATACAAGCCCGCCCAATCCCCGTATGGTTGCCCGATTCGGTCTTGCACCTTTTCGGCTAGATCGTTCAAGCATTCATCTACTAGGTCGTTTATTTGCTCGTCTGTCCAAATTATGTCTTTTTTGGTTTGGTTCATTTTGACCCCATGTTTATATTGATCGTTGTTCATTGTTGTGCCTCCTCTGTGCTTACGAAATAACCCGTCGTATGTCCTTTTCGGTTGCCTAACCATTGAAATTTAAGCCCTAAAGCCCGTCCGATCGTTTGCATTGAAGACGATCCGCACGCGCCATCTAGGCAAACCTTGCCATCGGGTGAGATGGTCAGCCCGTAAAATTTGGGGTCGATCTCCTCAGATATCTGCATATAGTTAGTGCCTCCGTATTTCTGCTTGGGTAAGTCTGCGACTAAAGCCCGTAATTCATCTTGGAATCGGTCTTCGATCCAATCGCCCAAGACTGTTCCAATCATGTCGTAGCCTCCGCCCAAGGTCTTATACCGTTTGCCCGTTCTGACATCATCAAGTCGGCATATATTCCACCCGTAAGTATCTTGACCCCTAGAGGTAGACCAAGAAATATTTAATTGGGTTGCATTCATTTGTGATTACTCCTTAAAAGTTATTGTCCAAAACTGCAATTAAATAATTAACATCGCCTGACCTGATCGCGTCCACTACTTTGGGGTGTTCTATCGCGACATCAGGGTCAATCGTGCGTTCGTAGCATAAGTAAACAAAATCAAGCATAGACATAGGTAAGCCTCCTTAAACTGCTAAACGATTAAAAGTAAAGTCCCAATCCTTAAAAGATGCTTTAAGGTTTGTAAAGTCTTGCTCATCCCGCATTACTACATAGAAGCGGTTTGTTGGTGCTTGATTGCAAAAATACTCAATAGCAAAATAATCATTGTCTCCGCTTAGTTTGCGGGCTTCTTTTACTGCCTCTACGATTTGAAAGAATTTGCTCATTTTTTGATTCTCCTATTGTGTTTGCGATCTGCTTTGTATTGCATTACCACGATTAGATCATAAAAACCCTCAATGCAGCAATACCTGACAAAGGCCAAGGGGTATTTCTACCCCCATGCCTTTATAAGATCAAGCCAATAAAACTAAACAGAAGCAATAAATAAGAAAGTGAAAAGCCCGCAAACCCTAAAAGGTAAGTAACTATTCTCATGGTTAAGCCCTCGGATACTTATGGGCAATAAGTAAGGCATAAGCAAACCTGAGACGAGACTCCTCGTTTAATTGTTCCCATTCAGGAATGCCCATAAATATCTGATTCGTTGCGTTCAATACTTCCATCAATTGATTTAGTTTGTTTTCCAAGATAGTCCTCGTTTGGTTATGGGTCGCTTTATTGCTTCCCTACACACAAGACGATCGACCACGCAAATAGTCAGGGCTACGAAATTAAAAGCCCGCATTCCATCACATGGGCAGTTTGGTATCTGATCTAGAGAGATAATATATAAGAGAGATATACATCTTCCAGGAACTACTGTATATAATCACAGTATGTTATTATTCCCCCATGATCCAAATACCTAAATCGTCCCTATAACCAATGAGAGTGCAGAAACTAACCCGTAAGCAAGCAAAGGAACTGCTCAAGCAGAGACCAATAGAGCACATCCTTACAGGGGAAAGTCAGACCTTAACCAAGAAACAAAAGGATTTTGCCTATCAATTAGCAGTCGGCGAGACTAAGGCACAAGCATATCGGAAGGCATACAGGGGAGGGAAGGCAAGCGTGAAAAAGAAAGTAGATGGGAATCGAGGCTCTAAACTCTCAAAGCATGAGGGAATCATGAAGGAAGTCGAGGCGATAAAAGCGGGGATTGCGTTTCAGGAGGCATATTCTCTAGGTCAAATCAAGGCTTTAGTCGTGCAGAGACTGACCCAAGAAGCCCTAAACGATGAGAATCAGGGCGCGACGCGCGTCAATGCTCTCAAAACATTGGGCGCCGTTGCCGGAGTCGATGCCTTCGTGCATAGGACAGAAACCAAAATCATTAAGGAGTCATCACAATTAAAGGATGAACTCATGGCTAAACTGAAGGAAGCCCTTGCGGACAATGCCCGCACCATCGACGCTGATGCCGACGCACTCATGCGAGAGATCGAGGGCTTGACCCCACCCGCAGCTGAGACCGACCAGGACGAGGCCCCACCTACCGCCACCCCCCAAAATTCCGAATCAGTATAGCCGCATATATGTATAGTATTCCACCCAAACAATTTCCAATTTTTCAGACCCCCCCCTATATTTTCCTAGGAATTTCAATGACTTCTAGAACAACTGGCAACGTTGCCACTCGTTTTGGCAACAAAGGGGGTAGGGGGGTATATTTTTATGGCTAAAGCAATCAAGAGGTTACCTGAGAAACGGCCCCTTAAGGTTTTGGATAAAAAGGGGTGGGGGGGTATATATATAAAAATGGAGATCCCCGATGAGGCGGCTGATGAGATCATGCTACAGAACTTAGAAATCTATCGGGATATATACAGTTCTCCCTTATTTAAGGATAAACATACGAAGAAGATGCTAGCCGCCGTTAAGACGATATTGCGCGGTTTTGGGAGGATTGATGACTGACCTAGAATTTATCGGGCTGTTTATTTTATTGCTCTGTATTTGGGCATGGGCGGTTTTTTATGATTGAGTTATTAGTAGCGTACCTTCTATGGGAGGGGGGCGCGGGGGTGGAATGGTGGGCTATCTTTGCATCACTGTGTATTTACAAGCTATACCGTTACATGGAGATGCGACGGGCGTTGAAGAATTTGTCTTTAGAGATGGAAGAAGCGATCAAAAAGGGCGATTTGGATGACTGAGAAGCAAGCCTCTATCTATCGGTTTATTGATGAGTGGTGGAAGGAGTACGGCTACGCACCGTCTATATCGGACATTATGCGGGCGACCAACGATCGGAGCAGAAGCTCGGTGCACCACGTCATTTTGCGGCTTTGCGACATGGGCGTCTGTAAGAGGATCCCAGGCAAAAAGAGTGTTCGACCATCGTATATGAGGATAAGGGACGTCGTATGAAGACTTTAGAAGAGCAGAAAACAGAAGCCATTTTGAAGCTGATAGTAAAGAAACCTTTAACAGAGAGCCAGATTAGTAAAGTGTTCTTTAATATGACCACGACACGGGCGGACGGATCAAGCATGACCTCGGACGAACTGATGATTAACTTTGCACGGGCGATTGAAAAAGCCCACGGGATTGAATGAAACTAGACGAGATCCTAAAATCCCTGCCAGAAGTGGAGCGGTCTAGTTTTCTAGAGACGGCAGAGGAGTATATCAACTCCCTCAATCGCGAAAAGTCTCAAGCGAGCTTTTTGGATTTTGCCCATAAGATGTGGCCTGGATTTATTGACGGCGCCCACCATAAAGTCATGGCGCGTAAATTTGAGGAGATCGCCAATGGAACATGTAAGCGTCTTATTATTAATATGCCTCCCCGTCATACTAAGTCTGAGTTTGCTAGTTACCTGCTTCCTGCGTGGTTCTTGGGCAGATATCCTGGAAAGAAAATTATTCAGACTTCTAATACAGCTGAACTTGCTGTGGGGTTCGGTCGAAAGGTTCGTAACCTCGTGGGTTCCGAAATCTATCAATCTATCTTCCCTAATGTGGGATTGCAGGCTGACTCTAAAGCGGCTGGCCGTTGGGCTACGAATCAGGGTGGAGATTATTTTGCTATCGGTGTTGGTGGTACTGTTACTGGTAAGGGTGCGGATCTGCTCATTATTGACGACCCTCACTCGGAACAAGAAGCAGCCATAGCAGCCTCCAACCCAGAAGTCTACGACAAGGTTTATGAGTGGTATTCCTCAGGCCCGCGTCAGCGTCTCCAGCCAGGCGGTGCGATCGTAGTGGTTATGACCCGCTGGTCAAAGAGAGATCTAACGGGCAGGATTTTGCAGTCGGCTACGGAGCGCGAGGGCGACAAATGGGATGTGATTAGTTTCCCAGCAATCTTGCCGTCGGATCGGTGCCTATGGCCAGAGTTCTGGAGCATGAAGGAACTACAGGCGCTCAAAGAAGAATTGCCGGTTTCCAAGTGGAACGCCCAGTACCAGCAACAACCAACATCGGAAGAGGGCGCCCTAGTCAAGCGGGAATGGTGGCGTGAATGGGAGCCAGAAAGACCGCCTCAATGTGAATTTGTAATCCAATCTTGGGATACCGCCTTTACTAAAAACGAGCGGAGCGACTACTCGGCTTGCACAACTTGGGGCGTTTTCTATCGCGACGAAGACCCAAATGACGCCAACATTATTCTTTTGGATGCCTTTAAAGCGCGCATGGAATTTCCAGAACTAAAGCAAAAAGCATTTGAAATGTACAAAGAGTGGGAACCCGACGCATTCATCGTGGAAGCCAAAGCAGCTGGTAGCCCATTAATATTTGAATTAAGACGGATGGGAATCCCTGTTTCGGAGTTTACGCCCACCCGTGGGAATGATAAGATTGCGAGATTGAATGCAGTAACAGACTTGTTTGCGTCCGGCAAGATATGGGCGCCAAGTCGACGGTGGGCGGAAGAAGTCATAGAGGAGATGGCTGCCTTTCCTAATTCAGATCACGACGACCTGGTTGACTCCTCGACCCAGGCGCTTCTCCGATTTAGAAAAGGTGGTTTTATACGGGTGGATTCCGATGAGGAAGACTCACCTATTTTGAGACGTAAGGCAGCGTATTACTAAGGAAAAATATGAGCATAGACAAAAGTTTAAATCCAGCCCCGTTAGGGATTGAGGCTTTAGCAGAAGTAGAGCCAGATCTGGAAATTGAAATCGAGGATCCAGAGTCGGTAAAAATTGGATTCGACGGTCTTGAGATTGAGATTGAGCCAAGAGAAGAAACCGACGAAGACTTTGGGGCTAACCTAGCGGACTACATGAGCGAAGGCGCGTTAGCGACTTTGGCAAGCGAGTTGACAGGCGATTTTGACGGCGACATTGCGTCCCGCAAAGATTGGATTCAAACCTACGTCGACGGATTAGAACTCCTTGGATTAAAGATTGAAGAGAGAGCAGAACCATGGGAAGGCGCATGCGGCGTATACCATCCCCTCCTCTCAGAAGCATTAGTTAAGTTTCAGTCAGAAACCATGATGGAAACGTTTCCAGCCCAAGGCCCCGTAAAAACCCAGATTATTGGTAAAGAAACAACAGATAAGAAAGATGCAGCCGAGCGCGTAAAAGATGATATGAATTATCAACTTACGGACGTGATGGTTGAATACCGCCCAGAACATGAGCGCTTACTATGGGGCTTAGGCTTAGCTGGTAACGCTTTCAAGAAAGTCTATTACGACCCACATCTTGAGCGCCAAGTCGCAATGTATGTGCCAGCCGAAGATATCGTGGTACCATACGGCGCATCAAGCATTGAGTCGGCAGAGCGTGTTACCCACGTTATGCGTAAGACTGAAAATGAACTGCGCCGCTTACAGCTCGCAGGTTTCTATCGTGACATCGATCTAGGCGAACCAAACAACGTCTTAGATGAAGTGGAAAAGAAAATCGCCGAGAAGCTCGGATTCCGAGCCACATCGGATGATCGTTATAAGGTGCTTGAGATGCACGTTGACCTTGACTTAGATGGTTACGAGCATAAGGGTGAGGATGGCAAGCCAACTGGAATGGCGCTTCCTTACGTGGTCACAATCGAAAAGGGTAGCAATCAGATTTTAGCTATCCGCAGAAATTGGGAACCGGACGATGACACCTATCAAAAACGTCACCACTTTGTTCACTATGGCTATGTACCTGGCTTTGGCTTCTATTGCTTTGGTCTCATACATCTTATTGGCTCTTTTGCTAAATCAGGAACTTCTATCCTACGTCAGCTTGTCGATGCTGGATCTCTGTCAAACCTACCTGGCGGATTCAAAACCCGTGGTTTGCGAGTTAAGGGAGATGACACCCCTATCGCTCCTGGTGAGTTTAGGGACGTAGACGTACCCAGTGGCACGATGAAAGACAACATCATGCCACTACCCTACAAAGAGCCAAGCCTTGTATTGGCTGGATTGCTCGACAAGATCGTCGACGAAGGGCGTCGCTTTGCCTCGGCTGGCGATATCAAAGTTTCCGATATGTCTAGCCAGTCCCCCGTTGGGACTACCCTAGCGATTCTTGAGCGTACCCTCAAAGTAATGTCTGCGGTTCAAAGCCGTATCCATTACTCGATGAAGCAAGAGTTCCGTCTGCTTAAGAAGATTATTGCGGAGTTCACACCTGACGACTACGCCTATGAGCCAGTTGAAGGTAGTCGCCGTGCCAAGCGTTCGGATTACGACCAGTGCGAAGTAATCCCTGTATCGGATCCAAATGCCGCAACCATGAGCCAAAAGGTTGTTCAGTACCAAGCAGCTCTGCAGTTGGCACAAACCGCGCCCCAACTCTACAACCTTCCGTTACTGCACCGTCAAATGTTGGACGTTCTGGGAATCAAGAACGCCAATAAATTAGTGCCGATGACGGAAGACCAAAAACCAACCGATCCAATCTCGGAGAACATGAATGTTATTAAGGGTAAACCCTTAAAAGCGTTTATCTACCAAGATCACCAAGCACACATTCAGGTTCATATGAATGCTATGCGGGATCCAAAAATTGCGATGCTTATTGGACAAAACCCGCAAGCCCAAGCAATGCAAGCAGCGATGATGGCTCACATCAACGAGCACATTGCTTATGAGTATCGCAAACAGATGGAAGAGATGATCGGCGTTCCAGTTCCATACACCATTGAGGAAGACGAAGGCATTCCAGAAGAAATCGAATTGCAGATTTCGCGTTTGGCAGCCTCCGCTTCTGCCAAGCTCTTGCAACGCGATCAAACCGAAATGGCCGCTATGCAAGCCCAGCAAGCCGCTCAAGATCCGCTGGTTCAGATCCAGCAACAAGAGCTGGCTCTCAAGGCTAAGGAAGTGGAAATCAAAGAGAAGAAACTCATGGCGGACGCCGCAGCTAAGGCTGACCAGTTACGCATTGAGCAAGATCGCATCAACTCTCAGGAAAAGATTGCTGGCATGAACGCTACCTTGAAGTTCCAAAAAGACTCCAAGGAGCTAGATGCTAAGCAAGTCTCAGAGGGATTGCGCATGGGGGTTGAGTTTGCGAAAGCGAGCCAGCCTAAAAGTCGGCAGTAAGTAACTTAACAGGGGAGAAATATGAATACGGCTCTAGAGCTAATTATTCAGGAAATAGACGAGAAGATCCGTGGCCTACAAGAAGCCATTGGGTCTGGCTCGGCTAAAGACTACGCGGAGTATCAACGGATGTGTGGAGTGATTCAAGGTCTGCTCGCCACGCGTCTGTACACGGCAGACCTTAAACAAACGATGGAGTCTTCAGATGACTAGTGAAATACTTATCGGCGCAAACCCCGATAAACCAACGGTAGTAGGCGCAATTGATTTTGCGGCAGCAATAGAAGAAAAAGCACGACAACTTCCAAAACCCTCAGGCTATCGCATTCTTTGCGCGATTCCTAACGTGGACGAGGAGTTCGAGAGCGGTCTGTTAAAAGCAGACGTCACCATTAACTACGAAGAAAAACTGGCAACAGTGCTATTTGTGGTTGATTTAGGCCCAGATTGCTATAAGGACACCACACGGTTTCCTAATGGCCCATGGTGCAAAAAGGGTGACTTTGTAATCGTCAGACCGAACGCGGGCACAAGGTTGTTAATTCACGGCAAAGAGTTCCGCATGATTAACGATGACAGCGTAGAAGCCGTCGTAGAAGATCCACGCGGTATCAAACGAGCATAACAGGAGGAATATATGGCAGATAACAGCCAAGATATGGTGGACTTTGAGTTCCCCGATGAGCAAAAAGAGGAAGCCAAGCCCGCAGCAGTAGCGGTCGAAGCAAAACCTGACTTTGAAATCGAAGTAGAAGACGACACCCCAGCCTCAGATCGCGGTCGTAACCCGTTACCCAAGGATGTAGTACAGAAATTGGAAACGGATAACCTCGAAGAATTAGAGGGAATTGAGGAAGAAACCAAAAAAACGCTAAAAGCCCTTAAAAAGGCGTGGCACGATGAGCGTCGCGAGAAGGAAGCGACTATGCGTGAGCAGCAAGAAGCGTTACGTTTGGCTCAAAAACTCATTGAAGAGAACAAAAAGCTAAAAATGCACCTCTCTTCAGGTGAAGAAGTCTACGTCGACACCGTAAAACAGGCAGCAACCCGTGAACTTGAGATCGCAAAAGCGGAATATAAAGCCGCTTATGAGTCTGGAGACGCGGATCGTGTAGCAGAAGCCCAAGACAAACTGACTTTGGCACGTATTCAAGCCGATAAAGCAGCAAATTATCAGCCCGTTTACAAAAATGCTAGACAAGAAGTAGAATCTGATGTACAAATACAATCATCGCAGGTTCCAAAGCCTGATGCCAAGGCAGTTGCGTGGCAAGAACGCAACACATGGTTCGGACAAGACGAAGAAATGACGTCTTTGGCACTAGGATTGCACGAAAAGCTAGTACGTAGCGGTGTGCAAATAGGATCTGATGACTATTACAAGCGCATTGACGACAGAATGCGCAGACTATTCCCCGAACAGTTCGAGGATAGTTCTGAAGCTGACGTAGAAGTTGAGGCTGAGCCACAAAAAGCCAAGCCGAAAGCTAGTCCACAGGTAGTGGCACCCGCGTCGCGCAGTACATCACCAAAAAAGATCAGACTGACTAAGACGCAAGTAGCTCTAGCCAACAAGCTAGGACTAACGCCTGAGCAGTATGCCCGTGAACTAACAAAATTGGAGGCCCGAAATGGCTGATAAACAAGTAAGAACAACCCGTGATATTGAGACCCGTGAAACTTTCGAGCGGCCTAAGCAGTGGCAGCAACCAGAGCTTCTCCCTGAGCCAGACAAACAGGCTGGGTTTGCATATCGATGGATTCGTGTTGCAACGTTGAACCAAGCTGACCCACGAAACCTATCCGCAAAGATGCGTGAAGGCTGGGAACCAGTAAGGATTGAAGAGCAACCCAAATTCCAACTGCTAGTTGATCCCAATAGTCGTTTTAAAGACAACATTGAGATCGGCGGTTTGTTGTTGTGCAAGACTCCGGTGGAGTTTGTTGAGCAGCGTAATAAGTATTACTCTGACCAAGCAAATTCTCAGATGGAAGCTGTCAATAACACTCTTATGCGCCAAAGTGACCCCCGCATGCCTTTATTTAATGAGGGCAAAACGGTAAGTTCCTTTGGAAAAGGTTCATAACTTATTAATTAGGAGTATTTAAATGGCTTATCCTGTCGTTGACGCTCCCTACGGCTTAGAAGCAATTAACCGTGTAGATGGTCTTCCATATGCTGGTGCAATTCGTCAGATTCCTATTGCATCCACATATAACACCCCCATTTATTATGGTGACATTGTTCGTGTAGCTGCAGGCGGCACAATTGAAAAATCAACCGTAACTGTTGACTCTACTACCGCAGCTGCTAACAACACCGTTGGTGTTTTCGTTGGCTGCCAGTTTGTTAATGGTCAAGGTCAAGTAGTTCAGGGTCAATACTATCAAAGCAACACCGCTCAAACCAGCGCGATTGCTTATGTTATTGATGATCCTATGGCTGCGTTTAAGGTAGCAGTAACTTTGTCTAACGGCGCTATGAGCACTGTTAACCAAAGCATTGTTGGTACCAATATTGCAGTACGTCAAGGTTCTGGTTCTAACACCACTGGTGACTCTGGTGTTTCCGTTGTTGCAACCAATGCACAAGGAAACGCAGCTGCTCTCCCATTGCGCGTTATCGCCGT